AAGTCCTTAGTTAGTACAATACCAGATCTTAATTCTCTAATTATTCGATCAAACGAACCAATAAATTCTATGTCTAATGTTACAGTACCATCATCATTGATGTTTAAATTATGAATTGTTGGACTCATAATAAAAGACATCTTGGTCTGTCTGATCGCTTCTAGCACGGTCTTAGAATCACCAGCAAATGCGGACTGTGTGTTAAAAGAACCAGCAGACCACCCAACTTCAATTCTTATTCTAAACGCACTAGAAGTATCTGTTCTTGAAGGCAGCGAAGATACGGAAGCGGCTGCGTCGGTCGCGCCCGTCGGAGGTGGCGCGCTGCCGACTTTGGGGTGAATCAGTAAATCTAAAAAAGTGTAACTGCTATTACGAGTTTTGACCAATTCATCAAGATTTTGAAAGTATAATTGCATCCTGCCAGTAAACATTTTATCACTTTCAAAGTCTGTTGTTCCTTGAGATTCTATTTCTAAGCTTTTAAAACCATAACTAGATCTGCCAAGATCTTTCCCCTCCAAAACTGAGTTGGCACCTAGATAAGCATCGAAAAGAAACTCTATCTCCTTGGACACAAGAAGATCAGCACCCAAATACTGTTTAAATAATCTAACTTGTGGAACCAATTCGGAGATTTGAGCAGGAGTTAAGGTAAGAATTGGTTGTTTTTTAGTAAAGTCTGCGTTCAAAATTTGATTAATTACTGCTACATTTGGACCTTTGAGCAAATCAAGCTTCTTATAAGTTTGTCCCGAATCTCTATGAATGTTCCTGTGGATAGGAGCTAATTTGGTAATGTTGTAGATTAAAAAAGCTTGATCATCAAACAAGCCAGAATTCAAAACTTCCTTGTTTACAGGAGTTCCTGCAACCGCAGTTGCGGGGGTAGGAGCCGTTGCAGCAGCGGGCGAACCCGGCGCAGGCGGGGTGGTAGTGCCCGTTGCACCGGCAGCAGCAGGAGGAGTGGTACCGGCGGGAGCGGTGCCTGTGGGGGTTGTTGTCGCGGGGGCACCGGTTGATGTACCTGTAGGGGGAGACGACGTGGCGGGTGGTGGAGTTGTACTCATAAAGGAACTCCATTGTATAATGCCAACGCTCGCTCAAATGGAACAGGTATTATTAAGGTTTGTCCAACTATGTAATGACTTTCTGTTGGTTTATCATTATACCACGCTATAAGCCACCAGTACTGACCATCGCCATAATACTGTTCAGACAATTTCCACAGCTTATCACCAAACTTCCAAACATGTTGCAATCTAGTTACTTGCAAAGCTTCATAAACAGAAAGAGTTGGAAATGATGGTGTTAGATAGTGATCTATGTGCTTAACACCTCTATTTTCTAATACATCTTTGTATGTTTGCTCTTCATTTCTGGCAATTGTTCTATTGTTGTATCTAGTCATTTTGTTTAACTCTATAGTACTTAGTTTCGTCCTGACAAAATCATTTCTTCTTGAGCTAGTCTATCTTTCTCTTTCCTTGCGTCATCGTCGTAGAACTTCTCACCAAGCTTAATTAAAAAGCTACCAAAAGCAGTAGATTTTTTAACCGCGGGATCATTTGGTGCTGGTTTTGGCGCGGGCGTGGTGGGTGTCGTTTCAGTCTTGCTTGCGTTATTCTGATCAGTCTTTTCAACCACTTTATCTTCTTTATTCGCATCTGTTGTTTGTTTAACGGGATCAGCATTAGCCGGGTCTTTTGGTTTTTCTTCTTCCACGGCTTCGACCTCTTGCGGAAATTGTGTTGGACTTTCTTCGTGAATAACTTGAAAGTTTATGGAGATTTTTATTAGTTTTGGATAAAGAGCGGAGTCTAAATCGAAAAAACCATTTTCTGTATCATAATCAACCTGTATGTTATCTATCTTACCAAGAAGGGCATTACCGGTCCCATCTGCCGTTCTACCAATTAAATTAGAGAATTTTATTCTAACCAATGGTGATTTATCTATTACTCTAGCATTAGCATTTTTATACTTTTTGTAAGTTGGATAAAGAAACTTTCCTAAATTTCTAGCATACGCTAAGTTGTTTTGTGCTTCTGTTTCTGTTGCACTAACTATGTCAAAGGCAAAATCAATTGATCTTGTAGTCTGTCTAAATGAATGAATTGGATCTGTTTTGCCATAAATACTTTCTGTATTCCAGTCAGATGTGAACGTATCGTTAAAGCTTGTTATAAAAGCTGGAAACTCTACTGTTTTTTCTGTCGGGACGTGAGTAAAAATGATTTTGTATCCTCTTTCGTCACTAACATAATGATCAATAATAGAACTGTCATACATGTTGTTTTCTCCAAATTGAAATAATGCTTATACTAAAGCTCAGTTGTAATAAGCTCTTGCAACTCCTTCGTGCGCTGGATCCCGGCGGCGATAAGGGCCGCCTTGGCGCGGTCTTCTTCTTCTTTCTGCTCTTTAGTAAGGTCTTCTTCTAGTACTGGTTCTAAATCTTGAGGATCTTCATAAATTTCATTATCAAATTCAGATGGATCTTCTTCGTGCAAAACATCAAATGAGATACTTAAAGTTAATTCTTTTGGAAATAATCTGGTTCCTATATCGAAAAATCCAACATCGACCGTAGGTGTAACAGAGACACTTTGAATTTTACCAAGCAATCCTCCACCGGTACCATCTGCTCCTTTACCGATTAGATTAGAGAATTTTATTCTAACCAATGGTGCTTTAGAGATTGTTGTGGCATTAGTGTTATTTTGAAATGTTGGATAGAGAAATTTAGTAAGTTCGCGAACATTACTTAGATTAGATTCGGCTTCTTTCTCGTCAGCATTTGGTATAGCAATGCTAAATGAAATAGTTCTTGTCGTAATCTGATAAGTATAAATGGGATCCATTCTTCCAAATACTGATTCGGAAGTCCAAGTAGCACTATAAGAATCCGACATTGATTGTAAAAAAGATGGAAAGGATGTAGTTTTACCTGTTGGAACATGGGTAAAAATAATTTTATACCCTCTCTTTTTGTAAGCCTCTATTATAGAATCGTTATAAGACATGGTTATTTATCACTTAAATGGATTTAAGGTATCAGTTACTATTTCTTTCACAAAGGCTCTCAACTCGCGTCCTTCCAAAACAACAGTTAAGTTGATAGTTGGTTTCAGAGCCGATGCTGCGCTTGTACCTGCTGAGCTGACTTTATTTCCAATACTTGAGATAGCTTCTTGCAATGGACCGATCATAAAGTCAGCCGCTTTCTCAAGAGGCATAATAATCTCGCCTCCGGTCACATCACCGACAATTGCTTGCATTGCACCGTTAACAAAGCCACCTTCAGCAAAACTGGTGGTGTCCATCGCGGGGGCGTCACCCGGTGGCGCAGAAGTCATTTCAGTCATTTTTTGATTAGCTTTCTCTATTTGTTGAGTTAAGCTATTAATCTTCTCTTGATCGCCTTCTTCTTGTGCTGTTACAAGATGATCATTAAGTTCTGCAATCTTTGCAACTAGAGCTTGTCTCTGAACAGAAGTAGCATCTACAGCACCTATTACAGCCCCAAGGCCCATAGCACCTGTTTTCATTCTTTGTAATTCTGTTGAGATGTCTGTGCCCTTAAACCAAGATAAGCCGCCCAGCGCGGCTGCTGCACCAGCCAGCAAACCGGCTCCAACAGATGCTGCTGCAACGCCAGCAGTCGCGCTCGCACCGCCGAGAACGGTTTCAGCCGCAGCAGCAGCGGTACCGGCAGCGGCAGTACTTGCACCAGCGGCGGCGGCTCCTGCACCAGCAGCACCAGCACCAGCACCAGCAGCACCAGCGGCGGCGGCTCCTGCACCAGCAGCACCAGCACCAGCAGCACCAGCGGCACCGGCACCAGCAGCAGCGGCACCAGCAGCACCAGCACCAGCGGCACCAGCAGCACCAGCGGCACCAGCAGCACCAGCACCAGCAGCAGTGATACCGGTTGCTGCGGCAGCTTGAGAAGCCATCGAAGCAACGCTCCGTATGTTGTTGGCTGCACCAACAGCCGTCATGATAACGCCAAGTGCCTTTAGAGCAGCAGTATTCTCTGTTAAACCCTGAATCATACCGGTCATCTGGGTGTTCAACATGTCGGCAGTTTCGGCGTCAACAAGGCTCATTTTTTGTTGTGCGGCTTCGGCTGCTTCGCCTTTGGTCATAGAGCCTTTTACGCTTTCTGCCAAAGCCCCAGCCGATTGAGAAGTTTCATCTAATTTATCACCATAAGCATCAATCGTTGTAAAGACACCCTGATCAATATCCGAGAAGATCTTCTTCATCTTTTCGACATCACCATTAATACCGGGTATCTGCTTGGCAAACATCTGAAGTTCTCTTCTGTTTGTCATGTCTTTAATAGAAACATTAGCATCCTTGAAAGCTTGATTCATCTTCAGGATAACTTCTGTTGGGTCATCAGTATTCATCATGTCGATGGTATTTAAATAAGGACCACCTAAGATGTTATTAAGTTTACCTACACTTTCTGCTGCTCCTTCAAAAGTATCAAAACCTTCTACTATACCTTGAAGGTCAGACATAGCAGCACCTGTCTTGGCAGACAATACCTCTAATCTACGAAATACTTTCTCTGAGTTATTACCAAATTGTGATAGGTACGAAGACATTGATTTGAAGTCACTTACAATTGATGATGCACTTTTGCCTGTGACTTTGGTCAAAAAAAGCATCTCGCGTGCATTTTCTCGGGCAGCATCACCAGATTGTCCAAACCCTTTTGTTAATGTTTCCATAACTTCAGCATATTCTTCGTTAGAAACACCAAACTTTTGCATTAATGCGGCGTTTCTAGCAAATGCCTCTCTCGACTCAGCCGATAAATCAATAAAGCCGCCCATGTTTTGCGACAAAGAAGACATGGCTTCGGAAATTGCTCCATACTTAATACCCAACCCAAGTTTGTTTAGTTGGTCATAAACTTTATTAACAGAGGTTGTTAACTTTTTACCGTATTCAGTTCCAAATGTTTTTCTAAGTGCTGAACGTCCTTCGTCTTGTGCCTGAATGAATTGTTTTGTTGAATCGGTTGCGGTTGTTAAAATAGAAGTACCAACCTTTAAAGCACTAAAATTGCTTTTAACTCCGTCTGCAAAGCCTTTAAAAGAGTTCTTACCCTTTGAAATATTACCAATAAAATCTTCAAGTTTATTACTAGTAATGCCTATTGAATTAGCAAATTCGCCAGATACTTGATTAGCCAAATTAAAAGAGTTCGAATAACTATCTAACTCTTCTTTTGCTTGCTTAGTCCTTTGTACATGAACTTGTAGTTCTTCGTTTAGTTTCTTTAATTCTTCTGCGCTTTTACCCTCTACTTCCGCTAAACGAATCTTAGTCCTGACTTGTTGAGCTAACATCTTCTCCAACTCAATTGTTAGAGATATTTGCTCTTGAGTAGTAGAATTAGCTTTGTTCATCTCTTCTTGGAAATCAGCTAATGCATCTGCTTGATCTCTAAGTTGTTCTACTAATTTTGATTTTAATTCTTTAGAAGGATCAGATGGTTTATCAGAAGGTTCAGCCATTATTATAATTCCTTATTAGTTTTTAAATGGCCAAGGAAGACCAGTACGACTTTCAAATTTCTGGATTGCATTCTGAAGCACACTTCTTGTCTTATAGGTGACAGGATTGTCTAATCCGTATCTATGTGCGTCTGCGATATAACGACGCTCCAAGCCCATGGCCGCAATCAATGCACTTATTTCATCTCTTGAGCCTGCAAGTCGAAATGGAAGTTCAATACCTCTAGAACCATAAGTTGCTTTCAACAGAGTGCTTGTCCACCAACTCATAGCATCTGCTAATGCTTCATTTAAATGTTCTTCTTTAAATCTTCTCTTTACTTCTTCCAAATCTAAAACATTATCCTTATCTTCCATTTCACAATCCCTCTTGATAAATAGTTCTTAAAATAAAAGACCACCTTTCGGTGGTCTTAGCGTCTACTGTGTTTTTTCTTTGCTTTTTCGTAATTCTCGGCTTCTGTACGGAATTGTTTTGAAAGTCTCTTCAAGAACCACCTACGAATTCCAACTGGAAGGTTATAGCTCTCAAAGATCGAAAAACCACCATGATACTTTAATTGGAAGATTTCTTCATAAACACCTTCAACATACTTAGGCGTCAGGCCAAAAAAACCTAACACCAATCGGTACCTCCACGACCGATTCTGCTTCACACTCACTACACTTTAAATCAAACTTCAAATCAGTTTTAGGAGTAACTTTTCTTATTACTTTTCGTAAGAAACGTGAATCGAATGCTGGCATATTACTAGCAAAAAGATTCACTCTTGCAAGATCATCATCTCCATCGATTGAGATGATAACAGACTTAAGTTGATCCGTGATAGCACTACTAATTACTGCGTTCTTATTCTTATCGGTAGTATTATTAGTTTCATCGTATCCTGTTAGAAGCCTGAACTCTACAACTTTGTTGCTCTTTGGGAGAGTTACAAGACAGGTACCTCTTTCGCTAATCTGAAGTCCCTCTACCGATTCGCCTGCTTCGTATTGAAACGTAGATAGGTCATGCACGATCTGCTGTTGTTCATTGCAAAAAGGACAAATAACATTAGCTTCGTATTCTTGGCCATAGCCAGAATTTCTAGCAGCTATTAGAATAGCGTTTCTATCGCAGATTAATAGAGAAGAAGGATTTATTTGCTTATCTACTATTAAGCTTTGAATCAATCTATCCAAAACAATTCCTTTTCGAATAAGTTGTTCTGAGGCAAGGAGGTCTTCCTCCTTTGCGGTCATGAACTTAATCTCAATTGTTTCTTTGCGATGCAAAGGGTGGTTTGGAGGATAGAACAAACCACCCGAAGGAAGGTCAACAAACTCTGTGGGTATAGAAATTGAAATGTGAGTTTGTGGCATTGCCGGTACCGGCTCGACGCTAAAAGCAGGTTGCTTTCCAGCAAGTCTACTTTGATTATTTCTAGACAATTTAACCTCTCAAAAAAATAGTTTAGTCCTGTTGTGTGTCACTGTGATGTATCAAAGAATTTGTTTGCCGATGCGGTCCCGCCCGTTCCGACATTACCTACATCAACCTGAGAGGGGACAGCAGTAACGCATGTGGCCCAATCGTATCGGAATGTCATAGTAACATTGGTCAAGTCTTCATTATCATAGGAAAGCTCTCCAAGATCGACATTCGTAATAAAAGCGTTCCTTAAAGTCCACTCTTCCAACAGGGCACCATCCGAATCGATCTGCTTAATAACAACACCCTTCAAAGCACCGACTGCGCGGGCCTTAGACATAGTTGACAAATCGCTGGCATCCCTTGGAGGATGGTAACCAGCATTTTGAATAATAGCCATAGTATTAGCTACCGCATCTGGCTCAACAGGATCTACCAGAGTTACGTTGACTGTTTCCCAAGTTACTTTACCGGGATAGTAAAACGTGTGATTTAAGTACATATGAGGTGTTTCTGATATTGCAAACTTTGGTTTGGTAACCGATTTAGCATACCATGTTGCTGCTTCTGGGAAAGCTAGTAGCTGTACTGTAAACCTATAATTTCTCTTTGGATCTCTTAAAGTCGCGTCAGTCCAAAATGCCATTGTTAGTTTCTCCTATTCTAAAGTAAGTAGTACTATTATAATTTTTAGTCTTCGAAAGAAGCACCAGTTCTGGAGATTACAAAGTCAACTGCGATGAACTCGATGGCTCTTGCTGGCTTCAGAAGAATCTTAGCGTATAGTACGTTACGATCAATCAAGTCAGGAGTTGTGGTTGTTTCATCGAGGATAAGTCTGTATTCTGTCAAACCCAATCTTGCTTGTACTGAGGCAAGGAATGGTTCTACGGATGCTTTGAAACGATTCCAAGTGACACTGACGTTCTGATCGAACAAAACGCTTGTAGCAAATCTTGAAACTTGCTTCTTGATGTAGATCATTAGTCTGCGAACATTGATACGGTCAAGAGCAGAAGCAGAAACTTGCAATGTCTTTTGTCCAAACACAACGATTCCTTCTGATGGGAAAGAGGCAATTGGGTTGATGTTTGCTTGGTAAAGATCATCACGTTGTTTCGAAGTTAGCTTTTCTGCGACGTTGACAACAGGGATACCACCTGCACCAGCCGACAATCCACCACGATTAAAGCCTGCTGGAGCGAACCAGATTTCGCTAGCTCTTTCCGAAGAGGCCATTGTACCGAGTACTACTACCGAAGGAGGTACCCAAACTAGTGCGCCATTAATGCTGTCGCGAATTTGAACCCATGGATAATAGCTGCAAGCATACGAACTATTAATCTTACGATTGTTTAGTCTTGTAACCGCTGTAGAAACTGAACCCAAACGATCCTTGTATGATTGAGTAGATTCTGTAGTTGCAAGGTATCCATCACGGATGTCAACGATAGCAAGGGCATCACCTCTTGCTTCACAGACATCAATAATCTTTCTTGTTAGGTTTTCGTCCCTGATACCGGGTGCAACAATCATGTTTGTTTCTAGTAGTTCAGGATTGCCTGCCATGTTTATAGCAACTTCTAGTGTGTTAACCTCGTAGCTGCTCAACTTAGTATTCCCATCTAGCCTATTGAATTGGAATGGCTCGGCTTCTTGAATATTTAAACCATCGAAACCACCTTGGAATACGGTTGTAAATTTGTTGAAACCCAAGGCAAGTATAGAAGATTGCCCGCCGTATCCTCCACTAGTAGCAGTTCTGGAGGTACCAGATGCGCGGGATCCACTTTCGTAGTAAGCAGCGGTACTGTTGTTCGGTAAAACAACATCGTCCAAGCTGAATACCCATTGATAAGTAAAGGGTGAGTTAGCATCTAGACCTTCTAGCCCAACATTTTGTGAGCTATCTGTACTGTATAGTCTCAAACAATCAGGAACGCTTTGGTCGAATCTATTTGAAGTTGTGTCAACAGCAGTGCGAATTCCAAAGTAAGCTCTTGTTGTGTCTGTAATGTTACCTTCCGAAGCACTTACTTTCTGCCTTGTTTGTGGGAATGCTACTGAGCAAGTGAATCGAGTGTTTGTTGAAACATCAACAATTGATGTTGTACTATCAGCAAGTGGGTAAGAACCAACACCGATGTAGGTATTCTGTGCCACTGAACCGCTCTTAATGTTTGTAGCATCCTTTGGCTTCACAGGACCGTAAACGCCAAATGGAACCGAGGCAGGATTAACTAAACCGGCTTCGACAGATGGGTTAACTTCCACCCTGATGTATCTAGAAACATTGTTGTATTGACCGTATTCTTTAATTGCATTTTGTGAATAATCGAATCTTCTTGTCTTGTCTCCAATCCTAACACCAATGTAGTCAGGAGAGTTAGGATTCAAATTCAAGTTATCAAATCTTTCCAAAATGCTCGGTGAACTATCATTATCGCTAATTGCTCTAACAACAACACTGAATTTTGCGTATGGCTCTGCGTCTTGATTGATGCTGATTGCGATGTTATCAACTGATACTTTGATGTTCTTCTGGGTCCATTCGCCAGCATCTAAGCCATGGAAACGGAATAGTTTCGTCATGTTATCATATGAATAAGATGCTGTGTCATTACTAAAGTCTTGTGCAAAGAACCAGCCAGTTCTACCATCAATTACATTTGAGTTAGAATACAGATTATTGTTCTCTGTGAACTTCATGTAGCCATAGGAGATGTTATTGCTTAAAGTTCCGCTCGCAACCGGAGCTAACCACGCTACAACCGAGGTGAAAGAACCGGTTAATCTTGTGGCAACTTCTGTTTCGTAAGACTCACCAAGCCAGTAAACATTTTCGTTCTTTGTAAGTGAGTTTGAGGATACAACTCCATCGTTTGTGAGAACAGGATTTGTATTCAATACATTACGAATAAATTGAGAAGAATCTCTATTAAAGTTAAATTTAAGTTTCTTTTCATTTGTAAGTGCGCTCTTTGTTCCACCCCAAATTGAAAGTGTGAATTCAGTTGTTGAATCTGTACCGGTGAACTTCAAAACTTGATTTGTTCCATTATCGGTAGTTGCAGGATCATGATCAACTGTACCACTAAGAGCTACACCGCCTGCCACTAGATACAAAACCGCAGCCAAAGTACCTGTTAAGTGTTGACCACTAGATTGTGATGCGGCGACAAACAAACCAAGCGCGCCGCCGTTTGAAGCATAGGTTTGAGCAGTTGGATCACCACTTGAGTACTGATTGGTGGTCCATCCAGCTAAACCAGTAGAGGTAGCTTCTGGATGTGGCATACCTAAAAGTCTAATGTAATTTACTGGACCTATACCGGCGTTTAAGTAAGCTTGGGCAGCATAAGCACCATAGGTTGGACCAGCAAAATCTGAAGATCTGTATTCTGAGTTAGATCCTCCCGGTCTCGGGGTACCGTATAGATCGACAAAATCAGAAAACGATTTTACCTCTACTGGCGCAAGGGCGCGCCCCTTGGATGCACGTCCAATAACAGTTGGGCCGATTGCTCCCGGTGCCTGTGGAATTTGAGAGTTATCAATTTCATTTAGAAAGATACCGGGTGAAATAAACTTAAAACTACTAGCTGGCATAGATTTCTCCTCTATAAGACTTCATAAATAAATAGTTGCTGTTCGCTTCAAACGTCAGCGACGATAGAAAGAAGTTGACCTATAATTAGGCTTCTCGTCTAATACTATCTGTTCTTTACCAAACTTAAACTCTACTGCGTTTTCTCTAGTTACGATTTTGGGCCTGTCTGCATTGGTAGAATCTCCCAAGAGATACCCAAGCACTTTGATGCTTATGTCTGTTTTATAAATTCTTTCTTCTTCTTGAAACGAAGGACCATTAAATTCTTGAGAGAAATCTCCTTGTATGAATGCTTCAAATTTGTGTCCTTCGTTATTGATAAAGAAAGAATTTATTTGGCCTGTTCTAACAAAAAAAGGAGTAACAAGTTCATTTATTTGTTGTTGATATTCGGTTCTTATTGTAACCTTATACATAGCTTCTATGTAAGTTGGAATAGGCATTGATACAGTTTCATACACTATTTTATTACCAACTCCGGGATAGTTCTCTTGGCCGGGACCAATGCCTGCTGAAATAGTGCCCTTTGTGCGACGTTTGTCAGCGTTGACAAAATTACCAGTTTTTACTTGATTTATACGACGAGCAACTGTAATTGCACCGCCCTTTTCATCATTTACATTCGGCAAATGTGCCCATGCTACTCCTTTGAATGAAGCGTCTTTTCTTAGTGATGTTCTTTCAAGTGTCATCATGGGAAAGATCAAAACATCATTTTCATCTCTAAGATTACGATTATTTTTAATTTGAAATGCTCTCTCGTTTGCAACCCAAACAATAGGTACCTTAGTAAAACCTTTGTTGGTATTGGCATGAAGGTTCAGTTTCTCATTTAGATAAATAAACATCGCAGTATCAATTGTTTCGATGGTAGAAGGCATCATTGATACTTCTCTTAGTATCTTATCTGCATTCTCGATACCAGTAAAGTTGTACTTATCCTCTGGAGGTTTCTCCGGTGGCGATTGTGGTTTTTTAGGTGGCATCGAATAGTCCTCTTCTGGATACCTTACACTTAGCCATAACTTCCATCGAATCACCTACTTGACCGAATAGTTGCTTTGGCTCAGATGTGGTTAAGATTTCGTAGAACAGACCGTCATACTTCACAAAGTCGCCTTCACGGACAAAGATATCTTGGTCTTCTTGCAAGCGTCGTTGATGAAAGTGAACAGTGATTTCTGCTGCTTTGTCCAAGCCAAAACCTTCTGTTTGAACTGTTCCGTAAGTAGACCATTCAACCAATGCATAAACACGAACTGGAGGCAAAAAGTTCTTTATGATTGCTTCGCCGTATAATGGATGATAATTGGTGGTCTTTATGTCAATGGCATAATAGAAGACTTCTTGACCAATAACACGCTCAAGCAATTCATCATTGACTTGCTTTACAAGGTCTTTCTCCTTTTGTCCGAGGAATAAAGGAGGAGGTGCGTATTCTGGTTCAACCCATTTGTTCTGAGCCATCTATCACCCTTGGTAAATGAGAAGAGGCATCTTCTCTTGTATCTTAGTTACACTATCCATCAACGTAGCGTTTGTTTCCGCAAGTTTATTATAAGTTAGTTCATCAAGAATTGTCTTCAATTCTTCTTTTAGTTTATCTTGTTCTTCTCTTGCCGACGAGATAAGTGCATCACCATTCAAGTTTACGCTTTCACCGGGAATAGGAATAGAGCCAAACTTAGAGCGGATAAGACCGAGCGTTTCCTTTACCAATGCTAAAGCATAGCGACGGATCCATTGCTTGCCAATAGCATTAATACTAGCGTAAGGAATGTTGTCAAATGGCAAGGTATTCATGTTGGAGATACCTTGTTCAGAGCCTTTCTGTGATCCAGATACAGGAGACCATGGATCGGTACCCTCATCAAAAGTAAACTCAAACCACATGTTCTCGATTGTAGAAGCTTCGGGCATAGGAAAGATACGAAGTTTATTATTGAAGATTTCATACGAATAATGTGATAGTCTAGTATAAAGGTGATCTTCATATGCCATGGCTTGTAGCTTATTCTGCCAAGCAGGAATAATTTCAAATGTTGTATCGTCGGCAAACTGGCCATAATAGTTCAAGTTTCCTACAACGTTTAAACCACCATAGTAGCCGTAGAACCTCCAGACTGCTGCTGGGGTTTTGTAATAAACACGACGGACAGTAATACGGTTGCTTGAAGCACTTGCAAAAGAAGCAGAATAAGCCACCGCTTCACCCGTTGCTGGTTCTATGTTTGCAGCAACGTTGCTGGCTATGATCTGTTGTAGGTCATAATCTTGAACACTACTAGTAAGCCTAAAAGACGCTCTATAATGCGGTGTAGTGCCTCCTGCAACGCCTGCTTCGTTAGCTAACCCGATAGCCACCTGACGAGCGTACCCCACCTCAAAACGTGGATAGCGAAGGTTTATGCTAGCACTAGATAGCGAAGCCTCAAGCAAGTTTCCATCTTCGTCAAATGAACCGGTTGTCTTGCCAAGTAAACTTGGTAATGCATTCTTTGACTGATGAAGGTTCATGATGTATGAGTATTCTAATACTGCTTCTTCATAAGCCGCGTATACGTTTCCCGGCGTGATTTCTAAATCGAGAACGTCACCACCAAGCTTCTTATAAACATATGCTACTTGGTCAGAAGCACCTGAGATGAAGTTTACATCATAGCGCGGAGATGCGGGATCTGCATAAATGCCAAATGGATACAATACTACGTTGCCTGCACCATTACCGGTTATTGTTGTAGAACCGGTAGACGTTAGAATAGAGACATTCGTTCTGCTTGGCGGCGAGTATGAAGGATAAGCCATGTTTGAACCTCCGCTTTAGTAAGTAGTTTACGGGCAAACAAAAAAGCCGACCCTAAAGGGTCGGCTTTAGTATACTGTCTAGTTAGATCAAGGGAAACCGGGATAAGTTCCTGATTGTAGTAGGACCATTACGTTATCGACATTTCCAACATCTGTTGGAGCCGAATCAAACTTGTAAGCAACAAAGAATTTCTTTGTTGGAAGAGTGGTAGTACTTGCTGTAGTAAATGTTGGGCTAAGGAAGCGCCCAGTTGAAATATCAAGTTTAACACCATAATCTGAACCATTTATTAACACCAATGATTGACCGTTTTTCATGCTAGCAATATCCAAAGTTCCTGTAGCAGCGGCTTGTCCACCATAGAACCATAAACCAGCATCGACGTTGATAGCACCTAAAGAACCTGTATTTGTTACGACTGTAGCATTAGAATTATAAATCGTAATGTTCATGTCTTGTGCGAATGTACTTCTATTATATTGATTTCTCTTACCCATGATAAACCTCCCGTGTTTGTAAAGATAAATAGTTCCTATTGACACCAAAAGAAAAAGGCCCCGATGCCGAAGCACCGAGGCCAGAGATTAACCGAAGTTATACTCTATCAGGAACCGCTTTCACCAAGGAGGCCACGAACGACGACCAAGCCGTACATGTCGGGGCGAACCATCTTCTTAGCGTAGCGGGTCATGACACCCTTACGAGGTACGAAGTCCTCTGTACCAAAGATGGTAGGAGTGACTTGTAGTGGGACGTAAGGAGCGTAGACATAACCGCTCTCTAGGAAGGAACCACCACGGCGACCAACGAGAAGAAGGTTGCGTGGGAAGTATGGATCAACGTGAACGTCGAACTTCTTGGAGAGTGAGCCAACTTTGACTGCGCCGATTGAACCACGTTCATCGTCAGCAGTGACGGAGGCACGGAAGCCAGCGGTGAACTCTAGGATGTTGGCAACTTCTGGCGATGTTACGACGAAGTTTGCGCCACCACGAAGGGTCTTGCGATGGATTTGTGCTGAAACGTCAT